CAGAAAACAATTTTACAGAAGTGGTTAAAGCATTAGAGCTTAAAATTAAGGAATTGAACAGTGACACTTAAAACCTACAATGTCTACGTTGAAGACACTAATGGGAATTACCATAGCGATTACACCATAAAAGCAGAATCTGAGGCTATGGCTTACGATCTAGCCTATGAGAGGCACAATTTCGCACCTATGACCATATATGTCGATCTAGACACGGATGAACCAGTAAAATCCCTGCTAGGCGATAATCCATTAGATAAATTCCCTACAATTTGGAGCACATCTAAATGACAATGATTCTCATTTGCTACTGTATCGATCTAATTGTGGAGCATGACCTATGGTAAACCCTAAACCTGACCCTTATTGGCCTTTCCCGTCTGAAGTGCCACCGAAGCCGTGGACACCTGAACAACAGAAAAAGTACAATGACGAACAGAGACAACAACAACCAGATGCTCCTATGGTGTCAAACCATAGCTAGAATCGATTAAAACCATGCTAGAAGGCTCTCAAAGCCTCTGGACTAACTCCGCAACACCCTAACCACCTGAAAGGCTTAAAAATGCACTGCGTAAACTGCGACCGTCTGCTGTCTGATTTTGAAGCGACACGAAAACACGCTATTACATTTCAGTTCTTAGACTTATGTAAAGTATGTTTCGAGGATGTTAAGACAATCATCCCTACAATCGACAATCGATCATTGATGACTGAGCAAGACTTAGACAACGCTGATGATGACGATATGGACACAGGGGATTGCCTAGAAGACATTGAAACACTATATAGCTATGTAGTAGACTCAAGAGACTTAGATGATTAAGAGAATCATAGAAGTCATTAAAGTAATCATTAAAGTAAATACTACTTTATTGTTTATATCTTTAAAACTACTTTAAAGTATTAAGGGGATACAACATGAAAGATTTTATGTCTACAAACAATCAAGAAGTTAGAGATGAGACTCTAATGATGCAAGAAGAAGCACATTACCATCACACAATTCATGAATTCGTAGAGCTTATTGTCTTGTACGGATGGGATAAAGTTCAAGGGGATTTAAGGAATGCAGTCTTTGAGAAAGCATGGTGATCGCCAATGATCATCTCTTTGTTTGTTTTTGTCTTAACTTTGATAAAGGTGTCACTAAAATGAGTGGTAAAGCCGTATTGGAATATGATTTGTCTAAACCTGAGCAGGTCATGGCACACAAGTATGCTTTAAAAGGCTTAGAAGCCTGTTTATTGCTTGAATCTTTGAAAACCTATACCCAAGGGTACACAGCGTACAAAGGGGTCTCTGAGAGCGTTCTAGCGGACATCATCGCTGACTTGTCTAAGTGGGAGAACGTAAAGCTATGAGCGTACTAAATTACATTCTCAATCTACTACTGCCATCAAGGGGGACTAAGATATGAAAACAGTCTTAGCACCTAATGCACCTTGGCCTAAGTGGGAACCAGTACCGCCTAAGAGGTCACATCACAAGCAGCGTTCTAAGCCTAGTGAGGTAGACGCTAAGTTCAACGAATGGTTAGCGAAGGAGGTTCCAAGTGTCAAGCGATGGCGGTAAGGGTAGCTCAAGGCGTAAGGAAAACGCACAAGCAGTTAGAGATAACTGGGATTTAATCTTTGGAAAGAAAGACCAACCTATGAATGAACACGATGATGACGATGAGTGCTTTGACGAGGGTGAGTGGCAATGTGACGTATGTGGTGGCCCTATGTATAGACAAGCCCATTGGAGTTATGCACAATGTGACGACTGTGGCGCTAGACAGGAGTTAGAAGATGACATCTAGCAATCTGAAGGTAGCTTCTAAGTTCATCAAGCATGTAGAGTGTTCCAATCCTAAATGTGGCAGCAGCGATGCTAATTCACTCTACGATGATGGACATCAGTACTGCTTCGCTTGTAACACCTACGTCAATGGCTCAAATGATGAGCCTGTTGCGTATAAACAACAAACTACTAAGGTATTTACAATGAAGACACAAGGGGAAGTGAAGGCCATCGTGGACAGATGTATCTCAAAGGATACGTGTGAGTTCTTCGGTGTCACACAGGAGACAGGGAAGCACTACTACCCTTACTTTGATGAGACAGGGCTGAAGGTAGCGGAGAAGATCCGATCAGTTGAGAATAAGACATTCTCCATTGCGGGGAACTTCAACAAGGCTACTCTTTTCGGGCAATCTCTGTTTCAGAAAGCAGGGAAGTACATCACCATTGTCGAAGGTGAGCTAGACGCCCTAGCTTCGTATCAGATGACAGGCAGCAAGTGGCCTACTGTGAGCATCCGTAACGGGGCTTCAGCGGCTGTTAAAGACTGCAAGGCTCAGTATGAGTACCTAGATAGCTTCGAGACTATCGTGATCTGCTTCGATGGTGATGAACCCGGTCAGAAGGCAGCTAAGGAAGTCGCTGAGTTGTTCGGGAACAAGGTTAAAATAGTTAAACATTTGAAAGGATACAAGGATGCAAGCGATTATCTATCTGAGGGAAAGTCAAGCGAATACGTTAACCAATGGTGGAGAGCTGAGAGTTACGTACCAGACGGCATCATCCAAGCCTCTACGTTGTGGGACAGCGTATCTACACCTGAACCCGTTGCCGAAGCCTTCTACCCCTTCAAAGGACTTAACGAACTCTTGTATGGTTTGCGACCAGCGGAACTTATCACCGTCACGGCTGGAAGTGGTCTTGGTAAGTCCCAGTTTCTCCGTGAAATCCTCTATCGAATACTCGAAACTACAAAGTGGAATATTGGCGGAATGTTCTTGGAGGAGTCAGTGCGAAAAACCGCAAGGTCAATTATGTCCTTACACGCAAACAAAAAACTTCATCTGCCAGACACCCATGTTACAGAACGAGAATTGAAGGAGGCTTTCGATGCTACTCTCGGTACTAATCGCGTATTCCTGTTTGACCATTTTGGCTCTCTGGCTATTGACAACGTCCTTAACCGCATTCGATACATGGCTCGTGCCTGTGATTGTCGTGTGGTTTTCCTCGACCATATTTCTCTTGTTGTGTCTGGTATGGATGGCAACGATGAGCGTAAGAGCATTGATGTATTGATGACTAGATTGCGTACGTTGGTTCAAGAAACTAACATCACCTTGATCTGTGTGTCACATCTGAAGCGACCTAGTACATCGAACAAAGGGCATGAGGATGGTGAATCTGTCTCTCTGTCTCAGCTGCGAGGCTCAGGCGCTATCGCTCAGTTGTCCGATGCTGTGATTACCTTGGAGCGTAACTCCATGAGCACCGATCCTTTGATACGTCACACCACTAAGGTAGCAGTGGCTAAGAATAGATTTAACGGGTTAACTGGGCCAGCTTGCTCTCTGATGTACGAGATGGACACGGGGCGCATGATAGAGCTAACAGGAGTAGCAGGATGACAATTCAAGAAATTGCTGATGAACTTGGTTTCATTAAAATAGGTAAACGCTGGTACTCTGAGTTTTACCTTAATATGCTTGATTGCACACCTTATGAACTTGGAGCAGAGGTTTATATCAGTGATGGTGAATACATTCAGGAATCAGGGTTAACCGATAAACAGTTACGTGAAGAATACAAGGAGGCCACCGATGATTGAGATGATTATTGTGGGGACTATCGGTATCGGCTACGCTGTTGTAGGCACGCTACAGTGGCTCAAGGGTGACATGGGTGCTGGTATCATGTGGATAGGATACGCCTTCGCTCAAATCGGACTATTCCTAAATCTAAAATGAAACGACGAATCGCTCTCGACATAGAAACAAACATGGCTCACGATGTAATACATCTGTGCGTCACACAAGACATTGACACGCAGGAGGTACGTAAATGGAACAATCCAACAGGGCTTTGGGATTACTTAAAGGACGCTACGTTGATCGCAGCTCACAACGGAATATCCTTCGACTTTCCGATCTTAAACAAGCTCTGGAAGACAAAGATTGGTCTGAAGCAAGCATACGACACACTCGTAGTGTCAAGGCTACTAGAGCCAACACGAGAGAACGGTCACAGCCTAGACGCATGGGGACAAACCCTAGGGGTCAAGAAGCTGGACTACAAGGCAACGTGGCAATGGATGATGAATCGTGAAGAGGCATATTCTGGGGAATGCTTTGATGCGCCCGTTGATGCTTTGCTTGAGCATTATTGCTTACGTGATGTTAGCGTTCTACGGTCTCTATTTACTCGTCTTGAAACTCTCATTGTGGATAAAGGCTTCTCTGAAGAAAGTGTGGGACTGGAACATCAAGTTGCTGCCATAATCAATAAGCAAGAGAAGAACGGATTCAAACTAGACACCATTCACGCTACGTGCTTACTAGCTGAACTCAAGGGGAAGATGAGTGCCATCAATGACAAAATGCAAGATCTCTATCCACCGTACGAGGTTGAGCGTATCTCTGAAAAGACAGGGAAGATCCTCAAGCCTGAAGTGGTGGTATTCAATCCAGCGAGTAGACAACAAATAGCTGAGAAGCTCATTGGCCTAGGGTGGAAACCTAAGAAGTTCACTGAGCCTACAGCTAACTACCCCCAAGGTCAGGCCATCGTCGATGAATCAGTCTTGATGGGTTTGAAGTACCCCATTGCGGGTATGATCGCTGAGTATATGATGCTCGGTAAACGTATCGCTCAGATTGAATCGTGGCTAGAGGTCGTAGGCAAGGACGGTAGGGTTCACGGTAGAGTCATCACCAATGGAGCTGTAACAGGCCGCATGACTCACATGAAGCCTAACATGGCACAGATCCCTAACTCAGGCTCACCCTATGGCCCTGAATGTCGTCAGTGCTGGACAGTTGAGGAAGGTAACGTATTGGTTGGAGCTGACGCTAGTGGCCTAGAGTTGCGGATGTTAGCTCATTACATGGAGGATGAGGGTTATGTCAAAACAGTCACTGAGGGATCGTCTAAAGAGGGTACGGATGTCCACACGGTTAATCAAAAAGCAGCCGGACTACAAACACGTGACCAAGCGAAGACGTTCATCTATGCGTTCCTCTACGGCGCAGGGCCAGCGAAGATTGGCTCGATTGTCGGTGGTAATAGTAATACTGGAAACAGGCTTATCAATTCCTTTCTTGAAGGGACTCCCGCGTTGCAGTACCTACGTAGTAAGGTATCCGTGGATGCGTCCAAGGGCTATGTACCGGGGCTTGATGGTCGTAA